TTTTGTATTAATCCAGTAGGACCATCTCCTTCAGATCCTGCTACTGATCTATTAAGCTGGGCATTATTAGCTTCTCAAGGTTCTACCGGCTCTCAAGGTCCTCAAGGGATTCAAGGTCCTGTTGGACCTGCAGGAAGTTCAAATCCTAATTTTAGCGCAGTACCATCAGGATTAGTTTCAGCATCTTCACCATTTAATACAGTTGTTTCTTTTTCAACAATACCGGCTAATACTTTTAATAATTCTATTAGACCAATTTTTGCAATTAAAACTGCTTTACAAAAAATAGCATCTGCAAACACTATGGTTGTAAGAGTGTATGTTTCAAATAATGTTCCTTTTCAAGGAATTGATTATTTTACTGCAGGAGCAACATTAATTGCTGAAGTTGATACAGCAACTAATGGCTCAGGTCAAAAAATTGTAAAAATTGAAAAAGATATTTTCTTTTCAGGATCAACTTTACAATTTTTACCATTGGGTCTTCCAAGTGATGGCTTTTCAGATTCTGGAATTGGAGCAAATGCAGCTACATATAATTCAAGTATATTTGATAATGGTATGTCAGTTGGAACAATTGATTGGACTCAAAACATATATGTTGTAGTTACAGTTCAATCAAGTGCAACAGACCAAATTGGAGCTAGATATTTATCAGTTGTAAGAATTTAATAATAATATATAAAAACAAAAAGTCATGGATGTTTTAAATTTTATCTCCTGGATTAAAGCAGGAAACTATAGAGAAACTCTTCCAACAGATGTTCCTAATCTATTGGCAATTGGATCAAAAGATGTAACTAGAGATGATGCTTGGTTACCATTAGCAGTAAATGCAGGACCTTTACAATCTTTGTATAATACAGGTACTGTAACTCAGTTAACTTCTATTACAACGGCTGTAACATTGGATACATTAAACGGTGTAATAACTACTGTATCTTCTACATTAGCTGCAAATGCTAAAACATTTTTTACAGTAAACAACTCAAACATAACTGCTACATCACGCATTTTAGTAAGTGTGCAATATGATGAAGCTGCAACAGGAATTCCTGTAGTTGGTGTATCTGATATTGCTGCTGGATCATTCAAGGTTGTTATAGCAAATGGTGGAAATGCTGCATTAAACAATATAGTTAAAGTACACTTTATGATTATTAACTAATAGATGTTAAAATACTTTTGTCGGGGCATTTATTGTCCCGGCAATATATTTAATAATCTATAAAAACACATAATCATGTCAGTAGGCAACCTAAAAGATTACGGGAATAAAGGGAATAATTTTCCTTGGCAATTGAAAATGTTGCAAGGGTTAGATACTATTAATAGTAGTATAACTTCTGGTAACATTACAAATGCCAATTCAATGGCTATTGATGCATTTGGAAGGCAAAGAGTTTCTAGTCCTTTGACATTATTTGATTCATCTCATAGATATAAAGATAATGGTTTGTGGGCAACATCCACTGCTAGTGGGGGTGCTGCTGTATTTAGTACAAATGAAGGACTAGTAAACTTAAATGTAAATACTACAAATGGTTCACAAGTACTAAGAGAAACTTTAAAAGTATTTTCCTATCAACCTGGAAAATCACTTTTAGTTTTTAATACATTTGTGATGGCTCCTGCTCAAACTAACTTAAGACAAAGAGTTGGTTATTTTGGAACTGATAATGGAATATATCTTCAGTTAAATAATCAAACATTAAGTTTTGTAGAAAGAAGTATAGTTACTGGTATAGTTACTGAATCTGTAGTAAATCAATCTGCTTGGAATGTAGATACTTTAGATGGTAATGGTCCTTCTGGTGTAGTTCTGGATATTACTAAAGCACAAATATTATTTATGGATATTGAGTGGTTAGGTGAAGGAACAGTAAGAGTTGGGTTTATTATAGATGGTGTATTTTTATTATGTCATAAGTTTAACCATGCCAATCTTGTTACATCAACTTATATTACTACAGCATCTCTTCCAATTAGATATGAAATAACAAATACTGGAGTTACAGCAAATAGTAGCACATTAAAACAAGTTTGCTCTACAGCAATTTCAGAAGGGGGATATGAACTTAGAGGTGGACAACAAGCTGTTGGTACACCAATTACAACACCTAGAACATTTGCTGCTGCTGGAACATTTTACCCTATGGTAGGCATTAGATTAAAATCTACTAGATTAGATGGTATTGCTATTCTTACTGCTGTTTCAATATTAGGTTTAGGTAACGGTAAAAACTATGCATGGAGAGTTATTCAGGGAGCTACAATAACTGGTGGAGCTTGGGTTTCTGCTGGAGTTGATTCTTCTGTTGAATATAATTTAACAGGAACATCAGCTGCAGGGGGTAGAGTATTAGCACAAGGATATGTAAACTCTTCTAACCAAGGTTCTCCAAGTATTAACATATTAAAAGAAGCTTTATTTGCTACTCAACTAGAAAGAAATACATTTACAGGAACAGCGTTTGAAATAGTAATTGAAATGGCTATTGATACTATAGGAGGAACTTTAGGAGCTTATGCTTCAGTAGACTGGGAAGAAGTAAGTAGATAATTAAAATAAATAGAAATTATGTCAGTAGGAAATTTAAAAGATTATGGAAATAAAGGAAATAACTTTCCATATCAATTGCAATCACTTAAAGGTTTAGATTGTGCTTGTAATGAATTATCAGAAATTAATACTAAAAACACATTTAGTAATTTAACAATAAGCACTTTTACAGATGTTACAGCTCTTGGATTAGCTGCTCAAATTCAAGCTTTATTTGTATCTAATCCCAATAGTCAATTGATATCTCAAAATATTGTTTATGACGGTGTTGGTGTTGTTGCATTTATTATACACACTGTATAAATGAAAAAGTTTTTATTTTTTTTATTACTGATTGTAATAGTTACAAGTTGCTCAATAGAAAAAAAATTAGCTAAATACTGTCCACTATGTACTCAAAAAGATAGTACAGTTACAGTAATACAATATAAAGATACCACAATAGAAATTCCAGGAGAAACTGTATTTATAGAAGATACTTTATTTTGTGATTCTCTTGGTAATGTTTATGCTTCTAGACTATCTGAAAAAGATGGAACAATACTTAAACTTCAAGCTAGAATAAAAGACAATAAATACAAAGTAATTGCTAAGACAGATACTATTTATAAACTTGTACCTGGTAATACAGTTTATAAAACACAAGTAGTAACTAAAACATTAAAGCCTGAAAAGATAAAATATATCCCGGGTTGGGTAAACTTCCTGGCATGGATTGGCGGTATATGGTTAATAATTATTATATTATATATTATATATCGTCTGATTAAAGCTCAAATACCTGCAATATGAAAACAAAATTAACTCTTGTAACCTTGTCAATCACATCATTCTTTGCACCAATAGAGCTAATGGCTCTTGTTCTAATGCTAATTATCTTTGTAGATACTGTAGTTAAATTAATTTCTCTTAAGAAAATTGCTAAAGAAACTAATAGAAAATATAGAGAGGTATTTAAGTCAAGAATACTTAGACAAGGATATGTATATAAAGCTTTAGGATATTATATTACTGCAGGAGTAGTTTTTCCTTTGGACTATTATGCATTAACTCCATTTATCAATGGACTGCTAAAGTTTTTAAATTTTGATTTTGTTATAGGAGTGCCTGCTATTCTTACTAATATTTTACTTGGTATATTCTCAATTATAGAACTTGCATCTATTAATGAAAACTGGTTTGATATTACAGGTAACAATGTTCTTAAAAAAACATGTGATACTGTAAAGAAATTAAGAAAAGGTCTAAAAGACGCATCAGACACTTACAAAGACATCAAGAACTAATGAAACTAGATATTAATAAGATTGTTCAAGCAAGATTAGACAAAGATCAGTTTTATGCTGAAGAGTCTAAAAAGACACAAATCTATCTGCATCATACAGCAGGTGGAGGAAATGCAGTAGCTGTATCACGGTACTGGAATAGTAATGATACAAGAATAGCAACTGCATTTGTTATTGGTGAAAATGGAGACATTGTACAATGCTTCTCATCTAAACATTGGGCATGGCATTTAGGAATAGATTCAGAAGACTTTACTAAGAACGGTGCAAAATATCAAAACTTAAATAAACTTTCTGTAGGTATAGAAGTTTGTAATTGGGGACCATTAAAATTCCGCAATGGTAAATACTATAACTATGTAAATGGTGTGGTTAAACCAGAGAATGTAACAACTCTTGAGACACCATTTAAAGGTACCAAATATTGGTACAAATATTCAGATGCACAGATTGAATCTTTAAGACAATTAGTAGAATACTTATGTGAAACATATGATATTCCTAAGACTTACAGATCAGAAATCTGGGCAATAGATAGAGAAGCCTTTAAGGGGGTTCCTGGAATATATACACATAATTCAGTAAGAAAGGATAAGAGTGATATGTATCCAGATCCTAAAGTAATAGAAATGTTAAAAAACCTATAAAATGAAATTTAGAAACTCTTGGAAATCATCCACAAAACAGTGGGATAAAATAATGATAAGAATAAGATTATCATCATTAGATATTTTTTCTTTTGAAATGGATATATCTAGAAACTTTTACTTACTTACTATATTAAATCTTACCATTAAGAATAGATAATATTACTTAAACTTCTCTAAGTAAGGTGATCCAGGTATATAGTATGCCTGGATTTTTTTATTTAAACTTGTTTTATTTAAACTTTTTATATATATATTTGTGTAAACTAATATAAATTAAAGTCTTATGGAAACAAACCAACAACCAGAAATGCAACTAACTCCTGAACAGTTAGAAGAGCAAAAAGAAAAAATGCTAGAGTTTTATCAAACTTCTATGCCTTATTTAAGAGCACAATTAGATTATGAAGAAATGCTTTTAAAAATTGATGAAGCAAGATTTAAAAGATCTAGTATTCAATATCAGTATGCTATGATGATGGCTCCTCAACAAGAAGAAGCAGATGAAGAAAGAGGTTCAGATTTTGATATTGATAAAGAGTCTAATACAGCAGATCAAGGAAAGAGAAAGCTTAAAAGAGGCTAGTCATGGCTATAGTAAATCAAGTACAGAAGCGTGTAAGAATGCCTAAGTGGGATGTGGTTAAGTTTCAAATACTTACCCACTGCTATATTAATAGAATCAACTTAAGTGACTCTGACCTTAACTGCTTGACCTTACTAAGTTTTAATGAGCCAATAGAATTAACACATTTTTGTTATGATGCGTCTTCAGAAGAAGAGCCTATTTTCAAGTCTCCACAAACTGTGAGAAACTGTATAAATAAAGCTGAGAAAACAAACTTAGTTGTTAAAGATGAGGAAAACAAAAAATTAATTCGGATAAATCCAAGTTTAAAAATTCAGACAACAGGTACTATTTTATTAGACTATAAATTTTTAGGAGATGAATCCCAGAAAGCCTAAAAGAATATATCAAGAAGTTGCAGAAGAATTAAATATTGATAAGGATTTAGTAGAAGACTTAGTAGAGTTTTATTACAAAGATGTCAGAAGTTTATTATCTAATTTAGAATATCCTAGAATAAACATAGAGGGTCTTGGTCATTTTGTTTCAAAACCAAAGATGGTATATGGATCAATAGAAAAGATATCAAGAATATTAAAAGAACATGACACATCTACATTCAAAGCTTATCATAATAAGAAAGCACTAGAAAATAAATTAGAACTACTATTGAAATTAAATCTTAAGATTCAAGATCAAACAGAAAAAAGAGAAGCTTTTTTTAAAAACAAGAATAAATGAAAAATGTACTTAATCTAATCTGGCAAAATAGATCACAAATATTTGAGGGTATTAAAAACTCTGTCATTAGAGATGAGACAGTAGAAGAAATATCTAGACTCAGATATGATATTTGTGATGAATGTCAACATAAAGGTAAAAAGTGTGCTGTAAAAGGAACGGCTCCATGCTGTAATGAGTGTGGATGTTCACTAGCCTTTAAAACTAGATCTTTATCATCAGAATGTCCATTAGGTAAATGGCAAGCTATTATTACTGAAGAACAAGAAGAAGAATTAGAAAAACTATGAGTATAGTATTTAATGCCAAGGATCATAGCTATAAAAGCAATGACGGCTCAGAGATTAATTGGATAAGTGTAATTACTTTGGTATCACATTTTAAGATACCCTTTGATGCTGAGAAAGTAGCAAAGAAGGTTTGTAAGAATAAGAGATCTAAGTGGTATGGATTTGAACCAAAAGATATTATATCTATTTGGAATGCAGAATCT